AGTACAATCCTGTTGCAATCCAAGCCGTTACGCAGTACAATAGAGATGTAGAGCAAGCCCGCGAACTCAAAAAAGCGCAGACAAATGCTCATATCGAAGAACCAAAAGAGCAAGAAATTAAAATAAGAAGAACAAACACAAATAAAAAACAAAGCACAATTAATAAACTGAGGAAACTATGAGCAAGGTAAAAAAGAAATCTGTAAGTAAGTTTGAGTCTGATGTGGTTAGTAGCTCTATTGTAAGTAAGTATGGAGATGTAGTTCGCAGTGGAACTGAAGTTTTAGAAGCTATTAATAGTCTACAAGTGATTGGCGTTTCGCCAGCACTAGACATAGCCTTGGGTGGCGGTCTAAGGGAGGGAAGTGTAGTAGTTATGACTGGAGATCCAAAATCTGGGAAAACAACTACCGCCCTTCATTTTGCTTCTAAATGTCAGGCTTTGGGAAAGCGCGTAATCTATGTAAATACAGAAGGTAGATTGTCGCGCCAAAATTTTGATGGAATCAAAGGCTTACAGGCAGACAAAATACTTATCGTAGAATCAACAGATGATAAGATCTTGTCAGCACAAGATTTTCTAAACATTATTGAATACTATATCAATAACGATCCCGGATGCTTGGTAATAGCTGACTCTTTATCAAACATGGTTCCTCAAGATGAACTAGACGGTGAAATCAGAACTGGTGTTCGTAACGCATTGCCACGGTTGCTATCTATGTTTTTCAAACGTATCAGCGGTACGCTAATGAAAAATAAAACTATACTGACATGTATTACGCACAATATTGCTAATACTGGTGGCTCACCGTATTCACCATCCAAGATGGCAGACTGTGGCAACATGTTGCAATATCAAGCTGGAACCAACATGGTTATCACGCACAGGGGTAGGTGGCAAGTACCAAAAGACAGCGGACCACACGTTGGTCAAATTGCAAACTGGTCTATAAAAACATCTTGCGCTGGCGGTCTTCCAAACAGCACAGCCGAAAGTTGGATTAGATATGGAATTGGTATTGATGAGACGCAAGAAGTTGTTCAGATCGCTTGCGAGTTTAGACTAATTAAAACCGCTGGGGCTTGGTATACAATTCAGTGTGCATTAGATGATGTGCAGCATCCAACTGTTCAAAAACTTCTGAAAGACAATAATGTTGGAGACAAAGAAGAAGATATCGAAAGATTTTTTAAATTTCAAGGCTCTAATAATACTCTTGAGTTTTTAAATCAAAACCCAGACATTTCATCATTCATCTACGACAAGATTAAGGAATTATTTTAATGGCCCAAGTAGAGTTAACCAAGACAGAAGCTTGGAGAATATTAGATGCTCTTCAGGTATATAAGAAAGATTACGAACTTCCAGAATCTGCAAAAAAAACAATCAGATCTGCCGAAAAGAAATTAAAGAAGATAGTCAATGGATGATAATGAATTTATGTCTAACGTTGTCATAGTTGTATTAACTTGTGTTTTCTTATACTATTTCTTCAATCCACCACCTAGAGACAAAAACAGAAAAAAAACTTACTGGAGTTATCGTGACCCTAAAACCGGAATAGGATTTGGATTTTGGGATTAATAACCATATTGAATATATGCGCTGGTATATTGCTAGCTAGATTTATAGAATGGATTTTGTATGAAGGTTATAGGTTTAAATGGCAGAGAGTACGCTTGGAACTTAAGCGGATATTCTGTTGCGGCAAACGACAAACGAAAGAGATCAAAGTACCATCTTCGCGCAAGAGAAGTCTTGAAGACATGCTTCCATAGTTATAGGATACTAGAAGAAGTTAAATTACCGGGAAGCACACCTAGTCATAGAAAAGGTGTTCTATATTTAGATTTTTATATTCCGCAAATAATGTTGGCCGTCGAGGTTCACGGAAAACAGCACTATGAGTATACTCCGTTTTTCCATAAAACAAAAGCAGATTTCATGTTGGCAAAAGCGAAGGATGAAGATAAAATAGAGTGGTGCGAGTTGAACAACATTGACTTGATTACGTTGAAATATTCTGAAACAGACGAGTACTGGAGAGCGCAAATTGAAAACAGCTAAAGAAACCGTTGAAAATTTCCTTGAAAAACTAGATCAATTTACCAATGAAACAAACACAAAGTTTGCCACATTTCGTGAAGAATTTCTATTAGCCGCCGACATGGAGATGGAGCAAGTTAAAAAGCTTAATCAAGAAGAGCTTTTTGATTACGCTTATGCTCTATATGGATACGCCTCATATGTTCAGGATCAAATCAATAGACAAAAAGTTGTATTTAATTTATGCAATGACCAATTACAAAAAATGGTAGCTAAATACAACGACAAGTTTAACCCATATACTAAGCACGAAATAAGAATGCAAATGATAGTTGTTGACAATGAATATGCCGCATCTATTGATAATTACAAACAAGTCGCAGAAGCGAGGATACAAGAGCTAGATGGCAAAGTGTACGAATTAAAACGAAAAGGTGATATACTAATGGAAAAGGGGAAAAGGTTATGAACTTACGGAATTTCGTAGATGGCTTAACGATAGAAGAAAGAACAGAGCTGCTTGATATACTAACAGAAAATTCAACATCTTGGACAACTATGCCCCCACACTTAAAGGAAATGATGCAAGACGATCAAGAAGAAATAAAAGTCAACAGCGATTTTAAGGTAATAAAGCAAAATAATATTTCTAAGAAACGCAAAGAAGCAGTGAGAGCCAATAAAAATACTTGGAAGGACACTGGAGAAGACAGGCACATCGAAACTCCAGATGCTAGTATTACTCCTCGCAATAGATCTAAGCCTAAAAAAACAACTGTTACATGCCACAAGTGTGGGCAAAAAAGCAAGATAAATGCAGGCCTTGTTTATGGCGAGTTTTACAGATGCGACAAGTGCATAGGATAACAGCTAAGTGAACTCAAATAAATTATTAGATGTTGGTTCGGAAAGGGCTGTGTTGGCAGGATTAATGCAATACGGAGTAGACGTATATGTTCGCATATCCGATCTCGTTACCTCAGATAGCTTTGTTAATACAAACAATCAAGCTATATACAAGTGCTTGGAAGATATTATACTAGAAGAAAAATCTGTAGATATAGCTTCGTTATTAGCTTCCGCAGAAAAGCTTAATTTAATTGAAACAATTAGCACAAAACAAGAAATTAAATACATCAAATCTCTTTTTGACTTCCCTGTTAATCAGGATAACATAATTAAGTTTGCTGCACAATTAAAGAAATTTGAGTTTGCAAGGAAAATAAAAAAGCTATCATTAAAAGTACATAAAGACATAGATAAAATTGATGGCTCTGAAACAATAGATGAAATTATTGGAGTACTTGAAAATCCAGTAACCGATTTCTTGAGAGAAGATAGCGGTAGCGAAAATCCAGAAAAAATAGGTGAAGGCGTAGAAGATTATGTACAATTTTTATCAGAAAATAAATGCGATATCATTGGTATACCCACGGGATTCTCTAGATATGACGAAGCCATTGGGGGTGGTCTTAGACGAAAATGCGTTGACCTTGTATCTGCAAGACCCAAAGTTGGTAAATCAGTGTTCGCTGATAATGTTGCCCTTAACGTATCTTCATTAGGTATTCCCGTTCTGGTACTAGATACAGAAATGTCCAAAGAGGATCACCTGAATCGACTTTTAGCAAATATTAGCGGCGTAACAATTAATGAGATAGCAACTGGTAAATTTGTTGACGACGAAGAGAAACTGTCTAAAGTAAACGAAAGCGTAGCAAAGCTTAACAGCGTTCCTTATAGTTATATTAGTGTTGCTGGCAAGCCGTTTGAAGGCATTTTGAATTTAATTAAGCGCTGGATAGTGCAGGAAGTTAAAGCGGACGAGAGCGGAAAAACAAACGAATGCCTCATCATATATGATTATCTAAAGCTGATGTCATCCTCGTCTATTACAAAAAATATTCAGGAATATCAAGCATTAGGATTCCAGATTACCTCTCTACATAATTTATGCGTTAAGCTAGACATACCTTGTCTATCCTTCGTGCAATTAAATAGAGATGGAATCACCAAAGAAAGCACTGACGCAGTGAGCGGATCAGATAGATTAATTTGGCTATGTACTTCGTTCAGTATTTTTAAGGCAAAGTCTCCAGAAGAATTAGCAGAAGACGGCCCAAATGCTGGAAACAGAAAGCTTGTACCAATTGTATCTCGACACGGTGCTGGGCTAGACGATGGTGACTATATAAATATGCAAATGGTTGGATCTCACGCAAAACTGATAGAATTAAAAACTCGCAACGAGTTTAAAAATCAGCCAATAGGAGATACTGGCCTAATAGATGCAGACAAGATAGGAAATATTGACTTAAATGATGAACCTGAAGAAAATAAAGAATAAGCTAAACAAAGAGATAGAACAAGTTCTTGCTAAATTAGAAATAAAGTATGAGCTTTTCTCTGATAATATATACTCAACCTGTCCGGTTCATGAAAACAGTGATAACCCAAGGGCATTCTCTTTTTCTGTTGATAAGGGTATATGGAAGTGCTGGACTAGAGATTGTCAACACGAATATAAAAACGATGTGTTTGGTTTAATACAAGGGGCGTTATCTTTACAAGCTGGCAAAGAGGTTTCATTTAAAGAAGTAATGTCTTGGGTTTCTTCTAATTTTAACACCGGTCGCCTATACAGTTTTAACACGACGGGCCAAGAGCAAGATGAAGAAGTAGAACCGTCTATTTATGAATTGCTAGAGATACTCCAAAAGCAAGACGACAAGCTAGAAGATAAAGCGCTAGATTACGAATTCGAAGTACAGCTGCCATCAAATTATTTTTATAACAGAGCTTTTAAAAAATCAACTCTAAGATATTTTGGAGTGGGAGATTGTGATAAAGAAAGTATAATGAAAGACAGAGCCGTAATACCAATTCACAATGACGATGGCAGTAAAATAGTCGGATACATAGGAAGATCTACCAAAGAATATAAGGTTCCTAAATTTTTATTATATCCAAAAGGTTTTGAGAAAAGGCAGTATCTATATAATTATCATAGAGCAAAAAAAGAAGCAAATGCACTGTCCAGCATCTACTTATTAGAGGGGCAAGGAGACGTTTGGAAAATGTATGAAGCGGGTGCTAAAAACGCGGTGAGTATATTTGGTAAAACCCTGTCTGATCAACAGGAAAAAAAGCTCAGAAAATTAGCTGTTACAAATATTGTCGTTTTAATGGACAACGACCAAGCTGGGAAAGAAGCAAGAATACAAATACAAAGGCAGCTGGGAAGAATGTACACATTAACATTTCCTCAATTAACAAGAAAAGACGTTGGAGAAATGAACCCTAAAGAAATTAAAGAGCAAATATTAGAAATCAATAAAGGAATTAAAAGATGACCAAAATTATAGGAATATCTGGACGAAAGCAATCCGGGAAAAATACTGTTGCAAACATTATTAACGGAGATGTCTTAAAGAGCTTGGGCATGGTTCAAGACTACAGAATAGACGACAATGGCCAATTAAATATCTTAACTACTAATAAAAACAATGTTAGTGGCTGGGGGATATTAGATTTGCTCAGGCGGGATGATGATTTTGTTTCTTACGCTGAATATAACATTTGGCCATACATCAAGATACATCACTTTGCAGATTACCTGAAAATGATTTGTGTAGACCTTTTTGATTTTGAGCCTAAGCAGGCTTACGGAACCGACGAAGATAAAAATACCTATACAAAATATGGAATGACAGCAAGAGAGTTTTTGCAGCATTTCGGAACAAATGTTATGAGA